CTTTATTTTGAAACAAATGAGGAATACAAAATATTGAAAGGAAATCTGTCTGTGGACGGAAAAGCTACATGTAATAAAGTAGGAACCATTGGAAATGGTATTCCAGTTGGACAGATAAAAGACATGGTGGACATTTATCCGAATTATTCAAAAGTAGAAAATATCACGGAAAGCAATTCGGGAACAAATGAAGAAGTGGACGAAAGCTACAGGGAAAGGATAAGGGAAATTCCTGAAAGCTTTACCACAGCTGGGAGTTCAGGAGCTTATACCTTCTGGAGTAAGACGGCAAGTACAAATATTATTGATGTCAAAGTCCATTCGCCAAGTGCTACTAATGTAGATGTGTATATTTGGACTGACACAGGTACAGTAAGTCAGGAACTTAAGGAAAAAGTAAAGGCAGTGCTTAATGAAGAAAATGTCCGTCCTTTAACTGATAATGTTAATATCAAGGAGCCAAATAAAATCAACTATTCTATAGATTTTGATTATTATATCGATAAAGATAATGAAACTCTTGTAAATATTATAAAATCTAACGTTGATAAAACTATCCAGGAATTTATTAATTGGCAGAAAGAAAAGATAGGCAAGGATATTAATCCGGACGAACTGATTAAAAGATTAAAAATTGCCGGAGTAAAAAGAGTGGTACTAAGAAGCCCTGCATTCCAAAAATTAGATTTTAATCAGATTGGAATAAATAATGGTGTAACAAGCAACTATCAGGGAGTTGAGGAGCTATGATAACCATACAGGATTTGAAATTAACTTATATAGCTGCAAGTTCAACTCTGACTGATGAAAGAACAAGATGGATATATGAATCTATAGATTATGCAATATCAAATCAGAAGAAAAGGATCATGGATAAGTTTTTTCTGAACATTGACAAACTAACAGAAACTGAGATTGATTATCTTTTATGGGAATATCATGTTGATTATGTCGGAGAAAACGCCAGTCTTGAAAATAAAAGGGAGCTTGTAAAAATAGCGGTAATAGCTCACTTTAACAAGGGAACACTTGGAAGTGTGAAAACAATCTGTAAAATTCTTTTTGGTAATGCGGAAATAAAGGAATGGTTTGAATACGGAGGACGACCGGGCTACTTTAAAATAAGTACACTTGGAGAGCTAAAAGATGAAAAAGACTATTTAAAAGTATTAGATGTAGTCAATGAATATAAGAATGAGCGTAGCTGGCTTGAAGCACTGACATTTGACAGAACTGCAGAATTTGGAAAATATATTGGCATATTTTCTGAAAAGCAGATAATTAACATCTTAAATGAACGAAACTTTGAACTGCCTTGGATGGGACAGAATTTAAGTGAGGGAATAATAAATGTTACAGTAAAAGAAAATACGATAGGAATAAGATAAAAAAGGAGGTAGTATGGCTAATTACATAGGTTGGATATTGACTAATAAAGGAAGGGAACTTCTTGCAAAAGCAATAAACAATGAGACAAAAATAAATGTGACAAAGTTTAAAATTGGAGCAGGATATAACACAGGAAATGACAGAGAATTAACAGATTTACTGGATAAAAGAAATGAATTCTCTGTGAACAGTTACGAAAGAAAAGAAAATGGAATAGTGGAATTTACATTTATAGTATCGAATAAGACAGGGACAGGAGAAAGCGCAATAACAAATTCTTATAAAATATCAGAAATGGGAATTTATGCTCAGGATGATTCAGGAACAGAAATTTTATATGCATACAATAAAGGGACTGATGGAGATTATATCCCAGTTTATAACGGCAAAAATGCGATAGACATAGTAGAGAAATGTATTATTATAATCGATCAGGCTGCTACATTGAATGTAACAATAGACAATTCAATGACTTATTTAACGAGAGATTCGGCAGACAGAAGATATTTGGAAATACAGGCATTGGCTAAAATTATTGGACTGGAATTTGGAGGAAATATCCAGGACGCTGGAACAAAGACGACAGGAAAATTCTATTATGATAAAGCTTTGAAGTATTATTATGAGTGCATTGCTAACAATAATTTAACATACAATGACGGCTCTAAATTTAGGGCAATAAGCAATAAGCCACTTTCAGATAAAGTGGAAAATTTATACAAAATCGAGAGCCAAAAAATTCAAGTGGCAAATGGCGATGTAATTTTTACAAGAAAAGGGAAAACTGTGACTGTAATGGTTAGATTGCAAAATGACGGAAATAACATTACCTTTCATGAAAATCAGCAACTGTTGGAAATTCCTGTGAAATTTCGTCCAACTTATCAAAGTTATGGATTTGAAGCTGCACTTGCTTCTTCATCACTTACTCCAGGATTTAATGGAGCAACAAGAATGCAGATAAATCCGACTAACATCACAATATGGGGGGCACACCTAGGACGATTCAATGTACTCAAAGGATCAGCGACATATTTCATAGATTAGTATCTTTTAACGATTATGTAAAAATAAAATAAAAAAATATAGGAGGTAAAAATGATAGTAAATATTTATAGTAAAGATACTCTTGAAATAATTGGAAGACCTGTTATTTCAAGTTTAGAAGATTTTGAAAAAGAGCCAAATTTATTTTTTCCGGATTTTAACAAAGAAAATCATATTATTTCAGAAATTGAATATCAGAATCCTATTTTAGAAAAAAGGAAATTGCGTGAAATGACAAAAGAAGAATTATACGCAGTTGGGAAATATACATTAGCAGATAATGAAATGATAAAAAATGACAAAATAATAACTGTAACATTATCTGAATTTGAGTACATAGAAGACAATCAGATAAAGTACAGAAAAGAAGAAAAAATTGAAAAACTGAAAGAAGAATTATACCAGTTAAGGCTTGAAAGGGAAAAGAAGCCTTTCGAGTTTGAAGTTAAAGGGACTAAGTATCTGCAATACAACAGGACAATAGACCAAAGTAATATTACTAAAGTACTTTTTGCTCTTGTTTTAAAATTTGTTTTAGGACTTGCAAAACAGATTGCTGCAGGGAAAAAACTTAATTTTGCACAAGTTGTGACAGAGTTTATGGCTACAGAATATGAAAACTGGAAATTCTATACTGAAGATAATTCAGAAAAATACGTAAATGTTAGTGTGCAAAAATTTATTGAGATGTCAGAAATAATGCGAAAGCATACAACTACTTCAATGGTTACTGAAACGACACTTTCACATAGTCTGCTGACTAAATCAGTAGAAGAGCTTAAGAAATTCAAGGCAGAGGAAGAATACAACAAGCTGTTTGAAAATGAAATTAGGGGGTAATATGGCCACAAAAATAGCATTAACAGAAAATGGAATTAATACTAGAAGGGTTTTTAAGCAAAAAATTGCTGAAGAAATTTTGGAAGAAATTAGAAAAGCAGCTTCCAAACCAAAACCAGTGTTTGTTGGATATGCACAAATAGGAGGAGAAACACTTAAAAAAGTTATTTATAAATAAAGGAGGTAATATGCTTGAAAAAGATAAATTATATATTAGCTTTCACAGACCAAAAAGTTTAATAGGATTTTTAATTTCTGCGTGGACTCTAGGGAATTATTCGCATTGTGAGTTTATCTATAATAATCAAGTTTTTCTTTCAAATCCAGGTGGAGTTAGAAAAAAACCTTTTAAATATCAGAAAAACTTTGAAATTTTTGAGATGGATAGCAGTGTCAGAGCTGAGGATATTGTGGAGTTTTATAATACAGCACAAGGTAAAGGGTACGACTACTTAGGAATTTTAGGGCAGTTCTTTTATGCAAGTAAAGTCCAAAATGATGATAGATATTTTTGCAGTGAATTTTGCCTGAACGCAATAGATTATGCTTTACAATTTACTTTAACATATAAACTTAAATCATTAAAAGACAGGGTCGGATATCAGTTTAACCCGTCGAAACTATATAAATATTTAAAAGAAATGGAATTAATAGGAAGGAAAGTGATGTAAATGGATAGATTTAAGAAATTTTTAGATTATATTTTCGAAGTCGAAGGTGGCTATACTAATGACGAGAATGATAGAGGTGGAGCAACTAACTTCGGGATAACTGAAGAAGAAGCAAGGGAATTCGGCTATACTGGAGATATGCGGAATTTAACAAAAGATTTTGCAAAAAATATTTATTTAAAAAAATATTATCTTGGAAATAAGCTGGATAAAATAATAGATGATAGAGTGGCTTTATCAATATTTGACTGGGCTGTAAACAGTGGAAGAAGAGGAATTAAAAAGGCTCAGATTGTAGCAAACAAATTCGGAGCCAGTCTAATTGTAGATGGAATAGTTGGAAATAAAACGCTAGAAGCGATAAACAGTATAAATCCTGAAGAATTTCTGAAAGAGTATCATGAGCTGCAAAGAACTTTTTACAAAAATCTTGCAGCGAAAGACAGTACACAAGAAGATTTTTTAAAAGGCTGGCTAAATAGAGTAAAAATAAAAGAAAAATTTATAGAAAGGATGATATGAATGACTGAAGAACTTAGAAATCATATTGGAAAAACTATTGAAATAGGACATAAAATTTATAAAATAAAAGAAGTTGGAGAGGATAAAGATTATGCTCTTTTATGGATAAAAAACTATGAACAAGAGGTGAAGCCCACCTTAAACAAGAAAAAAATATGCGTAATAATAGGACATGGTGGAAATGACTGTGGAGCTGTATCGCAGGATAAAAAAGTGACTGAGCTTGGATATAATACAAAACTAGCAGATGAACTAGTAGAATTACTTGTAAATAACGGATACGAAGCTTTCACACATAATAGAGGTTATTCAAAAATGGAAAATACAACTTTGATTAATAGTTTGAATCCAGATTTAGCTATATCACTACATTGCAATAGTGCTAATACAGTTGCTACAGGAACAGAAGCAATATATTATCCTGGAAGTGTGAAGGGCAAAAAATTTGCTGAGTTATTATCTAAAAATGTATCAGAAGCATTAGAATTAAAAAATAGAGGTGCAAAAGAGCCTTGGCACGGGAGAGGAAGTGGATTGTTAAGCAGGACAAAAGCACCTTGTGTTATTTCTGAGCCATTTTTTATTGACAATAACGAGGATTTGAAAAAAGCTTTTGAAAAGAAAAGCGAATATATTCAAGCAATAGTAAAAAGTATAAATGAATATTTTGAATTAGTTTAAGACTTAATTTTTTGAAATTTTAAGTCTAAGAAAATTTTATAGGCTCAAAAAATGAAAAAATTGAGTCTATAGGAAAAAATGACTTGTATATTTCGAATATAAGAGCTTTAAATCTAAGTTATGTACAAAAAGGTCATCGGACAAGTTTAAATGCAAATTTGAGCCTGTCAAGCAGCTTAAAATAAAATATAAAACAAAAATAACAAAGGAGAAAATAATTATGGACAGATTAGCGGCAAAAATTTATATAACAGGGAAAATTATAGAATTAGGAAAGACATTAATTTATAAAACAGAAATATTGAGCAAAGGAAAAGCTGGAATAGAAAAATTCAAGGAAGTACATGATGGTTTTTGGAAAAAATTAGAGGATCTGCTGGAAAAAGAAAAAACAATTGACAGACCTTTTATTCCAAATTTTGTTGAAGAAGTAGGAGAAGAAGCATTAACAATAGCACTGGAAGAGGCTAAAAAGAACTGCGATTTAAGAGTAGTACTACAAAATATATTTAATGTAGAAAAGAAAGAAAATCCTGCTGCACTGTAGCAGTTGAGGAGGAAAAATGTTTTTTAAAGAAATTAGCGAACTAGGAGTGACAGTAGTAATATGTGGGATATTTCTTTATTTTGCAAAAACTATATTTGACTTAATGATTAAGGACAACAAGAAGTATTATGAAGAAATTTTAGGAAAATTAGAGTATGCAGAAAATAGGAGAAGTACACTTATAACTCAAAATGAAAAACTTGTAGAAGTCCTCAATCGATTAGAAGAAAGGTTAAGAACTGAAAAAGTTACTGGTAAAGCTCTTGAAATGATATTGACATTGCAAATTCAGGATATTCGTTGGGCGATTCAGAAAAAAATAGTAAAATATATTCAAAAAAATCACTTGAAAGAAAACTGGTTAATAATCAATAAAGAAATTGATACTTTTTTCAACAGAAAATTGATTGATTTTGAAACTGAAATGCATGACATCATTGAGGGAATAACTTACAAAATGATTCATGATATTATAAAAAAGGAATTTTCAGAGACAAAAAGTATTATAGTCCAAATTCTCGAAGGATTAAAAGAGGATGGGACAGATGAAAAGGAACTTTATAATAAAGCGATAAGGATTGTTGAAGACCATATGCAGACAATAGAAAATGAACTTGTTGCAAAGATAAAAGAGTTGATAAATTAGCAGATTGACTTTTTGAAAAAACAGGGTATAATATATTATAGATAAAAACTTTAATAGCAGCATTATGTAATGTGATTTTTATAAGAATATAAAATTAAAAATTTTTATATTATTCTATTTTTCGAGATGGCCAGTAAAGTGGCCATCTTTTTTTATTGAAAAATAAAAGATAATATGCTATTATAAATTACTAAACAAAACATAAAATCTTTTTTCAATCAAGATTATAATAGTTAATTAAGTTGAGCCTTTAATTAACTATTTTTTTGTAATTTTTTATTTTTGAGGTATAATAATAATGTAGATAACTTGTAGTCAATTTGTAGAAAATATGTTGACAAAGTAAATTTTCTAATTTACATTTTGTAATAAAAATGTTATGATATGTAAACAATAAAAAGGAGGAATGACTATGAGAGATGCTTTAATTATAGCTTATTTTTTAATAAGATTAGCTGGGGACAGAGGATTGAGTAATTTAAAAATACAAAAAATGCTTTATTTTATTCAGAGAGAATTGATTAGACATAACTTTGCTCCTTTTAATGGAAGAATGGAAGCTTGGAAATTCGGTCCTGTTTTTCCAGAAGTATATTACGAATTCTCTGGTGGCGGTTCTCTCCCGATAATATTTAATAATCTCAATACTGACATAGGTAACAGAGTAGATAACTTAGATGGGGATATAGTTGAAATAGCAAGGAGAGTTTTTAACGAAAGAAGAGATCAAGATGTTTGGGAAATGGTAGAAGAAACACACCAATCTAATGGAGCTTGGGAAAGAGTTTTTAAAGATCCTTATAGAAACGTTATAACAATAGATGATATACGAAGAGAGGTTCTTAACTGATGAGCGACGATGAAAAAAATCGAAAATTAGAAAATTTTCTTGAAAGAGCTTCAAGTATTAATGAGAAGTTTGAAAAAAACTCAGAATTAAAAAAACTTGAAGAAATTTACGAGGGGAATTTTAGACATAAATATTCTATAATTTTTAAAAAGTTAGTAGAATTAGATAAACAACTAGAAAATTTTTCAATAGAAATGTTATCTGAAAACATATTTACAATATTTTTAGAAAGTCAAAAAACAAATGATTGTAAAATAAAAAAATCAGTCGAAAAACTTTATGATCATGTTAATCTTGATGTTGCTCGTATAGGTTATATGAAAGCTATAGATAAGAAAACTGAAGATAATAGAAAAAATCAAGAAAAAGATAAAATTCATATGCAAGATGATATAGCTGATTTACTTTTAAAAAGCAAGAAACTTAAAGATGAAAGTCAAAAACTCAGAGAGAAACTCGAAAAACAAATTGATAAATCAGAAAAATTAGAACAAAATTTAAAAGATTATAACAAAGAAGTTTTTGGTATAATGGGTGTATTTTTGACTATTTTCTCAATTATAGGGTTAAATTTTGATGTATACAAAGCTGTTTCAGCATTATCATTAAGTAAAATTTTACTTCTTTTTGTAGGAATAAATTTATCTTTGTTTTTAATTCTTAATTTTATGTTTGGCTTTATAAAGGATATATTAATAAGTAAAAATATTTCGGTGACTAATAAAAATAGTTATTTTTGGCATACTTTTATTGGGCTATTGGTTATAGGAGTTGTAATTGTAATCAATATGAGATATGTTCCTGAAACAAGAGTCCAAAAAATAATTGAGTTAGAAAAAAAAGTGAAGATTCTAGAAGAAAAACTAAATCAGCAAGAATAAAAACACCTCGAAAATAGAGGTGTTTTTATATTCCCAAAAATTTTAACTGGCTCTTTTTGTTTTATATAATACTGTTCTGGAACTCAAACAGCATGAGTATTTCTGAAAGTGTCAAATAAGTCCCAAAGTCCTCTTCTTCCATTATCTCATAGTCAATTACTTCTATAAATTTCACATGCTTTCTGCTTCTTTTTTTGTGCTTCAACTTATACATTTTCTTTGCTCCGTACAAATATATATCTTCTTGAATTTGTGTAATCATGTCGCTACATTCTATGTGTTCAATTTCTTTAGTCACAAACTTTATAAGCTTTAGCCATTCTTTTATATAAGAAAATTCATTCCCTGAAATGATGCTTTCAATTATCTCAGCATCTATTTTTACTTTTTTCTCTATTTCTTCATAGTCAAGATCTACTGTCTCGAAAATGTGAAATAAGTCATTCTCAATCTGTTCTCCTGTTCTTAACAACATAATATGATCACCTCAATACATTATATCTCAAAATTTCTTTTTTACAACAAATGGGGTATAATATAAAAAAAGAGGAGCAAGATCATGTTTGAGTATATTTATGCAAAAGTTAAAAACGAGGTATTCAGAATTAACAACGGCAACGAGCAGGCACTATTCTATGTCTATATAAAACTTCAGAAAATTTTAACGGAAGAGGAGTAGGAACATTTAAGGCTATTACTTGTTAGAAAGAATTATTCTGAAGTGTTTAAAATGAAGAAGTTAAAAAATATAGTAAAGAAAATCACTAAAGAAGAGTATAAAGCTTTAAGAAAGTAAAAGCCCAGTAAGGGCTTTTTAGCTTGAAATAAAACAAGTACATTGGTAACTTACTGGTAACAAATAACAATATAAAGTATTGATTTTAAAAGGATTAACCTA